CGGCAGTGGCGCTGGCAAAAGCTCCATCTGCCGTGAGTGGATCGTCCACTTCTTGCGAGCAGGGCTGAAGGTTGGTGTGTTCATGCTGGAAGAAAGCATGCAGCGTTCATTGCAAGGCATTGTCGGCGTTGACATCAACACGCCAATCCATCTGCAACCTGAACTTATTAATGACCCAAAGGTGCGCACTGCTTTTGACGAGCTGATGAGCACAGGCAACTTGTTTTTGTACGACCATTTCGGAAGCATGGATCCTGATCGCTTGGTTGAGCAGATCAAGTACCTGGCTACGTCTGAAGGCGTGGACGTGGTGCTAGTAGATCACCTCACCATTGTGGTCAGCGGCATAGCAGACCTAGATGAGCGACGGGCCCTGGACGTCACATGCACCAAGCTGCGACAGGTGGTGGAGCAGACAGGCGTGGGCCTTGTGCTGGTGTCACACCTCAAGCGCCCAGAAGGCCGCGGCCACGAGGAGGGTGGGCAGACAAGCTTGTCGCAACTGAGGGGCAGCCATGCAATTGCACAACTAAGTGACCTTTGTATCGGCGCAGAGCGCAACCAGCAGGGCAGCAATGAAGAGCGCAACAAGTTGCAACTTCGCATGTTGAAGAACAGATTTTCTGGTGAAACAGGACCGCTAGATGAGCTGGTATTTGACAGCAAAACTGGTCGACTCACGGTGCCTATGTCTTCTTACTTCGGGTTATGACTCTGCTAATTGACGGCGACTGGATTGCATACGTTGGTTGCAGCGCCAACGAGCAAGACATCCGATGGACTGACACCATCCACACCCTGCACTCAGACGAAGGCGATGTAAAAAACACCATCGTCACGATGCTTGAAAGCTACCAAGCAATTGCTGACGACGACGCTGTAATCATTTGCCTCAGCAGCTACCCCACGTTTAGGCATGAGGAGTTTCCTGACTACAAGTCCAACCGGCTTGGCAAGCGCAAGCCGCTTTGCTTATCAGCTATACGCCAATGGATGGCAGACGCCTATCCCAGCGTGGTCAAGCCAATGCTGGAGGCTGATGATTGCATGGGCCTGCTTGCTACTGATGGCAGCGTGCCTGACCCAGTCATTGTGTCGATCGACAAAGACATGCGGACTGTTCCATGCCGCTTGCTTGCTAATCAAACGGTAGAAACTATCAACGAAATAGACGCCGACCGTGCATGGATGTCGCAAGCTCTGACCGGTGACAGCACTGATGGATACAAAGGCGTCAAAGGAGTTGGCCCTGTTGGTGCCAACAAAATTCTTGGCGACCTAATCACCGTGCAAGAGATGTGGCCAAAGGTTGTTGGTGCATACCTCAAGGCAGGGCTGCAAACAGCGGACGCCATACGCACGGCAAGGCTGGCCCGCATACTGCGAGCCGGCGATTACGACGAACAATCACGCAGCGTCAAGCTTTGGGTGCCACCAGCAAAGCTTGCTTGACCATGGCCACCATGTGGTCGTCGACCTTGTTGTCAGTAGTCTTTGCCGCTGCTCCTAGAAGATCGACGATTAGCTTCTTAACGCTGTCATTTTTCAGGAACGCAAAAAGGATTGGCCTGATTAACAGGATCATGGGTTGATGCTGTCGTTACTCTTTAAAGGTAGCGCTGTTCTGCAATGGCTAACAACGAAGACCAACACAGCAACGGAGCGCTGTCTGATTTTATCCGGATCATTGTCCTTGCCTGGTCGCTAGCTTGCTTAAGCCTTAGCTATTTAGGGCAGGTCAAGGCCATGGATCCCACGTTTGCCGCCTCAATGCTGACAGCGGTTTTGAGTAGCTATGGGGTAAGCGTTGGTAAAACCGGCGGCAAAAAAGATGACAGCAATAAGCTAGATACTCCCAAGACCGCACCCTCCATAAAGTCATGAAACTGCCGTGGCTACTTCTTGCAGTCTTTCTGCCTGCACCAGCATTGGCCAACACGGTCACGCCGACGTGGTCTACCGGCTCGATGCAAAGCACGACAACTACAACCCAGACCATTGAGGAAACGATCCAGCATCAGATCTATGGCTCCGAAATGCAGACCTGGACCGGCGAAAACGTAACTCCTAGCTCTGCAGACATTACGAACACAGCAACGACATGGGATCTAACGACAGACGGAGATCCATTTACGTTGGAAATCACAACCAGAGAAGCGGATTATTTGATCGAGCAGATCGACATCGACCGCACAATCGAAACCGATTCCACCACTACGTCGCTCAGTGTGTTCTCGCAATAATGGTTGCGGCACCTGCCGCAGCAGAAACAACAAATAATTCAGCGCCCAAAGCCCAAGCCACTAGCAATAACACCAACCAATCAGTTCAGTTCAACAACAACGGAGCGCCTAGTCGTCAGCATTTTGGCGGCAACGTTAGTTGCAATGGGCCGACGCTAGTGATGACGCCATTCCATTTAGAGGCGCACGCTGATCCAATTCCGTCAGAGGATTACACCCGTGCGCAGAACTTTGGCATGCAACTCAGCGTCAACATCCCGCTGGATGGATCTATTACTGAGATGTGCAAGGCCATGGTGCGGCGCAAGCTAGCGGCACAGCAGCAGGCGTTAGACAAGGAGCAACTTGACTACCATTTAGTGCGGGCCTTGAAATGTGCTGAGCTCTATAAGACAGGGTTCATGCTGCACCCTGATTCAAATCTTGGATCTACTCTTTGCTCCGACGTAGTCTCAATCGACGTCTACCGAAAGTCTCAGGGTCTTTCCCCTGCAGTCTTGCCAGCTTCTTCAGAGCCGTCTGAAACGCAGGCTTCAACACCTTTACCAAGTTCTGCGCAGCAAGAGTCGCCCCAACCGACGCAGCCGCTGCCGCTGCCGCCGTTGTCGCAGCCACTGTCACAACCTCAGGACTCGGCAGAGCAAACTCAAGAGACGTCCCCGGCAACGTTGCAGTCGGCGGAGCCTGCACCTCAATAGCCTTAATCACAGGTGGATTGACCAGCAAATCAATTGTTTCCTGCTGCGCCTGGATGTTGTCGTTTAGTTGCCGGACTTGCTCTTGCAATCGCTTGGCAGCATCACGCGCACTTTGGTCAATACCTTGCGGTGGTGGCTTTGGCTTTGGTGGTTTTTTTGGCGGGACGCTTGGCGGTATTAACAGTGGATAAGAGGGAGCCGGAAACACCGGCTCCTCAATCGATGGCCTTGGAAGATCAATAGACCCAGGCAGCTGTATGGATGGCAGCCGCAATGGGTCCATTAATTAGAACTTGGTCTTAGAACCAATCTTCATGTAGCCAGCCAGGTCACTGTTATCAAACTTGCCGGCGCCAATTTCGGCGTACATGGTGGTGGACTTGGTCAAGTTGCCAGACAAGCCAGCCTTGCCAGTCAGACCCCACTCGTTATCAAGTGTGTCGTTCTGCAGGGCTGGTCCACCCTGGATAAAGAATGGACCTGACTCATAGCCGACGTGCAAGTCAAGGCTCGTGCCTGTTGCCTTGCTCCCCGACCAACCGCTGTTGTATTCGGGATTGAAGTACGCGTTGCTTTCGGCCTTCACACACGGGCTGCCCAATGCAACAGCCCCAGCGACGACAGAAGCAGCAATCAAAAAGCGCTTCATGTTTATCAGAAGAAAACATGTAGACCTTAGTGGAACTATTTACCAAGGCACACCCGTGCCGGTAGTAGGAGTGGCCTGCTCTGTTAATTGCGCTTCCAAGGCAGCGTTGACTTCCGCAACCTTGTCGTCGCCCAGGGCAGCTTTGACCCAGCCCACAACAGTTGCCTCACTGAGGTCCGCGTATGCAGTAGCAACATCGCCTTCTAAGCCAACAGAGCCATACGCCCCGCTGGAATAAACGTTGTCATCTGAGCGTGCATTTACGGTGTAGTGCACTGTGTCGACGCGCCCAGAGCTAAGCGTTCTATCAAGTTGAGAGACTTGCCATGTAACTGTGGGCATAACAAAAGAATGAGCTAAGAGAAGTGTAACTTTGACGCCCCACGTTGCCATGGGGCGGTTTGCTATCCAGCCTCAAGGGCTGCAACTTTGGTTTCTAAGGTTTCGATCTTTGCGATTGCCTCTTGCAGTGCAGCAGTCAACAAAGGAGTCAGTTTGCCGTAATCTAAGCCCTGATAATCAGGAACCTCGTTGCCGTCTTCATCTGTTTTCATTCCATTATGCGTTCCGGTTACTGCTTCTGGGACAACGGCTTGCGCTTCATGAGCAATGAAACCATCAACTGTCACATCAGCGTCAACGGTAAAGTTAAAACGCTTAGGAGCTAATTGCTTGAGGCGAGTAATTCCATCGATAGTATCAACAACATTTTCTTTTAATCGATAATCAGAGGTAGTGTTGTAAGTGGTTCCTGAAGACGTAACGTCAATAGAGCCAACGTCGTTATTAGCTCTTTGCATCCTAATAAGTTCACCATCGCCCGTATATCTTGCTGCAATCATTGCATGAGTGTTGCTAACACCGATAAGAAGACCACTGCCTGTAGTTATGCTGATGCCGGATCCATCGGTATGCGGATTTGTGGCTGTGGTTCCTACTAAAAAATTGCCGTCACTCGTAATCCTCGCCCGCTCGCTGCCAGCAGTAGAAAATTGCAAACTGTCTTGGCCGTGGTCGTAAAGAACTACTCCGCGATTTGTTGAGGCGGTATCACCAAAATAAATCGCGCCACTTTCGTTTGTGTCGCTAATTAAGCTAACTTGCGTCTGACCGCCAGTTTTTTTAATAGTTAGCTGTTGACCAGGATTGTCCGTTCCAATCCCAACATTGCCCGAGCTGTCGATTCGCATTCGCTCGGTTGGTGATGACGCACCATCTGCAGTAGTGGAAAATCTAAGATCAGTTGGAAGGTCATTAGTTCCAGTTGTGCCATTTACAGTTGCAATGATGCTTGCGCCTGTCAAATAGTTAGTCCCATCAGATCCACGAAACGCCAACTCGCCTAAAGAGTCACCATTGGAAACAAGGTTTTTATCACCAACTGCAGACCCACGACTTTTTTCAATAAATACTTGCGGCCAGCGACTGCTACTACTTACAAGTTGAAATGAAGCCAACCCCATGTCTGAAGTTGTCATTGTTTGCTTGGCAACTTCTAGTTTTGAACCTGCCGATCCGTTTGAAGTAGACGTTCCAACCAACAGCTTGCCCGAGCTGTCAATTCGCATCCGCTCGGTTGAAGCGGTACGAAATTGCATGTGGTTATCTGCATGATAATAACTTAGCATTCCGCTATATAATGCATCGCCAGAAGTACCATCAGCAA